CCAAGGTGGTCGAGAAGCTGTGCGACACCCTGCGCGGCCAGGTCGACGAGGTGCGCCATATCGAGAAGCAGATCCTGGACGTGGCGGTGAACAAGTGCGGCATGCCGCGCGCCCACTTCATCAAGGTGTTCCCGGGCAATGAAACCAACCTGGAATGGGTGGACGGCGAAGTGGCTGCGGGCCACGCCTACAGCGCCATCCTGGGCCGCAACATCCCGACCATCAAGGAACTGCAGCAGCGCTTGATCGACCTGCAGGCGCGCGTGGTGCTGCCGCTGCCGGACCTGCGCAACATCAACCGCCAGATGGCGGCCGGCGAGATGAAGGCGCGCAAGGCCAAGCGCGAAATGACCGAGGCCAACCTGCGCCTGGTGATTTCGATCGCCAAGAAGTACACCAACCGCGGCCTGCAATTCCTCGACCTGATCCAGGAAGGCAATATCGGCCTGATGAAGGCGGTCGACAAGTTCGAATACCGTCGCGGCTACAAGTTCTCGACCTATGCAACGTGGTGGATCCGCCAGGCCATCACCCGCTCGATCGCCGACCAGGCGCGCACCATCCGTATTCCGGTGCACATGATCGAGACCATCAACAAGATGAACCGGATATCCCGCCAGATTTTGCAGGAAACCGGCGCCGAGCCGGATCCGGCCACGTTGGCCATCAAGATGGAGATGCCCGAGGACAAGATCCGCAAGATCATGAAGATCGCCAAGGAACCGATTTCGATGGAGACGCCGATCGGCGACGACGACGATTCGCATCTGGGCGACTTCATCGAGGACAACAACACGCTGGCGCCGTCGGACGCTGCATTGCACGCGTCGATGCGCGGCGTGGTCAAGGATGTGCTCGACTCGCTGACGCCGCGCGAAGCCAAGGTGCTGCGCATGCGCTTCGGCATCGAGATGTCGACCGACCACACGCTGGAGGAGGTGGGCAAGCAGTTCGACGTCACCCGCGAGCGCATCCGTCAGATTGAAGCCAAGGCCCTGCGCAAGCTGCGCCACCCTAGCCGTTCGGACAAGCTGAAAAGCTTCTTGGAAGGCAACTAAGACTTGACTAGTGGCTGGGCTAGCCCTTATCCTCGCGAGTTCGTTTTGTAAACGGACGCGTGTAGGAGGGGCCAGCAAGGCTCCCGGCGCATAGCAATACCCTGGGCCTCTAGCTCATGCTTGGTTAGAGCAGCGGACTCATAATCCGTTGGTGCCGTGTTCGACTCACGGGAGGCCCACCATCTTCAGCAGTCAGCTTGAACTGCTTAGACTTTAGCAGGCGTTCCTCAGCAGCCAATGCCTCGAACGCCTGCGCAGGGTCTACGCCAGCTTCTTTCACCATCTTCATGGCCGTGTCGAAGTCAGGCATGCGCTCCCCCTTGACGTAGCGTACTAGCGTCTGGTTCGGGATACCCCAAAGTTTCGACATCGCCAGTGTCGGCCGCCCCTTGATGGCTTTTGCTATCAATTCTGCGTAATTCATAGATTTTTCTCGTTTGCAATTTACCCGTTCGGGTAATATCATCGATTTACCCAAACGGAGAATCATTTCCCCGTTTGGTGAAGTAAACGATAGCACATGTGGTCCACAGTGCGCACCAATTTACGTGACTTGTAACGCTAATTCGCAGTGAGTTTTTGTAGTGCCGTTTCGATGTCTGCCTGAATTTGCTCTGCGGTCGGAATTTTGTGGTAGCGAATGGTTTGGTATCCGGCGTTTTGCAGCATAGCGTCGCGGTCGGCGTCTTGCTCCAGTTTGTTGTTGTGGGTAGCGTCGTCCAATTCAATTACTGCGATTGGTGTTAGCAGGTTTGAGCAAACGACAAAGTCAGCTGATTTACGGTTGAAGCGATTTCGGTCCGCGATGTTTGGAGTGTCTAGAAGTGCTTGAAATGTTACTTGCGCCAGAACTCGGCACTCTGGCACAGCCTTACAAATCGCCAGGAACATTTTTTCTTCGGATTGTGTCAGTGGTCTACGCGCCGTCAGCTTTAAAGCTCGTAGTGGTTTTATTTTACTTCGTCGGCGCTTCATGCTGTTCTGCATAAATGAGGCCACTACTAACAGTGTTATAGCGATGACGACGAGTGGAATTAGGGATTTCATTGACTAGTTTTGGTGATGGGTTTGGTTTCAATTATATGCGTGACTTGTAACGTTAATTCATGAATGGAAATTCTGATGGCCGCTGTGGACAATTCTTCTGTTGTTTTGCAAGACTGTTCGATGCCGGGTGATCGGTTTCGTCTTCAGGCTCGCATGGTCGGCGAAATGCATTGGGCAGATAGCACTGTGCATCTTGAAGCTCTCCCAGCTGAGTGGGCCTCTCAATTGGTGCGTGAGTTGAACGAGGTGTCTACCGTTTGCGTTTATCGTGCCGTCCTTGTTGAGGTCGCGCATGTCTGATTGGTTTATGCCTTTGGTGCTCAGTGCTGCAGAGGTCCGCGTGCTGAAGGCCGCCTTGCTGGTTGAGATCGCTACGCTGGAACACCGTGTTCGCGTTGATGCGGATCCGGCCATTTGGCTTCCAGCTTTGAGTTCTGCTCGGCGTGTTCTTACGGCTTTGTCTGACAAGGCCAACAAACATCTTCTGAATTTATAACCGCGCCATTTGGCGTCTACCAATCGCTCTAGCGGGCGAAACTTTGAAAGGGTGCTCCCATGAAAAACACTATCCAGATTATTCACGTTGTGCCGCTGACCGGTGTCGCAAAGAAAAGCGGCAATCACTACGACATGCGGTTGGCTCAATGCATCGTCCAGAAACCAAATCGTGAGACCGGCGTTATCGAGCCGCTGATAGGCGAACTGGTCTTGCCTGAGCGCTTTAAAGACACGCTGCCCGGTACTTACGAGGTGGAGTTCGAAGTGGCTATCGATAACGCTAAACGGGTTGGCGCACAGGTCGCGTCGATCACTCCCGTCGTTACCGGTCGTGCTGCGCCTTCCCCGGCTGCTGTTCAGTCGCCAGTTAAAGGCGCTTAAAAGTGGCTGTTTGCGCTACTTCTAATCGCACCATTACCGGAAGTACGGGGACGATCACGTTTAACGTACCTGTGATGTATGTGGAGCCGGGGCTGTCTGTAGATACGTGCCCTTATCTCTTGATGTCGCAAGCTGAATATAAGAGTGTGGCTGCTGCTTCAGCTGCCGCATCTGTACAAACTCCGTCTTATCCAGCTTGGAACGAGTTGGGAAGTCTGAGCATAGCCGATGCCCAAGTTATCACTGGCTATGTCGGCCTCTTGTGGGCTGGTGTTTGGGGCATCAAACAAATCGTGAAGTCTGTCTCTATCTTTGAAAGGAATCAAGATGAATAAGTTGCTGAAAAAACTGCTGGTTGTTGGTGGTGGTGCCGTTGCTGCTGGTGCCGCGAGTGCTGCAACCGACACTACCGCTCTGACGTCCGCCATTACCGATGCGGGTACCGCTGCTGGCGTCGTCGGCACTGCCGTGTTGGTGGTGATCGTTTCGATCAAGGCGCTGAAGTACATCCGTTCGGCGCTGTAATACGTCCTGCGGCTGTTGTAGGGCAGGGGCTTCGGCCCCTTTTTTGTGCGCTTGATTTGGGGGATATATGGGCGTTATCTATCTCGTTGCTGCTTGCGGTGCTTTCTGGATTCTCTTCCATGATTAACATCCGTTGTTTCTCTCTGTTCGCGCTCATTGTTGCGCTGTTGATGCCCGGTGAGGTGATGGCGGCTAAGACGATGGTCGTTACTGAGCCAAATTTATTTGGAGCCAATCTTCCGCTTAGCCCTGCGTCTTGTGAGGGTGTTAATGCCTTGATCGTAGGCGGCACTAAGGTGCAGTTTGGTTCCAACGGCACGTGCGCGGGTCTTGATGAGGTGATCCACGCTGGTGGTGGCAATTTTACGTATACCACTGAAAAAAATAATTACGTAGCGCTTGTAAATCTACATATGTCCGGTACTTGCGTTGCTGGTGCTGTGGTCGCTCAGGAACATGTTGCCCTGTATTGGTGGAATATTGCGACGGATACTCAGGCCGGTACGATTGTTAATCCTAGTGACATCACGTACTCAAAAGCTGGGTGCATGGTGCACGTTGTAGACGTTAATAGTTGCGGTAATCAGACTTCTGCTGGTGGAAACATCGTTCCTACTTATTGCACGTTGTCTATGGCTGAGACCGGTGAAGATGGCGGTGCTGAAGGTGGACCTCCGGGGCCTCCCGGTGCTCCGCCGTCCGATGGCACAGGTGGGACTGGTGGGACGGGTGGGGACGGTACTGGTGGCACAGGCGGTACAGGCGGCACTGGCGGCACTGGCGGTGGAACTGGCGGAACAGGTGGCACTGGCGGAACGGGTGGAACGGGTGGAACGGGTGGCACCGGTGGAGGCACTGGCGGCACTGGCGGCACTGGCGGTACCGGTTCAGGCTTCTGTCAGCAGAATCCCGGTCTCAACATCTGTAAAAACTCAACCGCATCAGTGTCCTGTACTGAGGTTACGTGTGACGGTGACGCTATTCAGTGCGCCATCCTTCGCCAGGCGGCGGAAGAAAATTGTAAGAAGGCTGCTGACGATGCTGCGGCTGCTGGGTCGGGTATTGGGCAGCTGGGTCAGCACGTTTTGGATGGTTCAGATCCTCTCGGTGACGAA